AGAACGTATAAATCTATTGAAATAGGGTGTACAAAACATTCAAAACGCCCCTTGTTTGTGCTATAATATATTGATATGTTTTATCGATTAAAAACACCAGTAATTACAAGGTTTATTGTCTAATCGTCAATAAATCCGTCAAAAATTCTAGCCGAAAATTTTAGACACACTATCATGTGCCTTTAATCTCATTTCATCGGTATAGTGAATGTACGTATTAATGACTGTATCAACAGTATCACCTAATAAGGATGCTACTGTTTTTATATCAACACCATTTGCTAATAGCCTTGTAGCGTATGTGTGCCTTAAATCGTGGATAGAGGTATTTGGTAAATATCGTTTTATCATTACCGATACCGCACCAGTACCGCCAGTTGGGTTGTTGAACAGATATAATCCATTGGTGGTATTTTTATATTCAAGTAGTATATCAATCAGTATTGGCGGTATTGGTATTTTTCTGTAACTGTTTTTTGTCTTTAGGTTACGGATCATATATGTACTTTCACCGCTATAAGCGAATTGTTTATTCACATCAATAATAGCGTTATTTAAATCTATATCATCCCATGTAAGACCTAAGATTTCACCATACCTCATACCTGTATAAGCAGCAATAGAACACACGATATAGTATTTGTAATTGTGGCTTTTTAAAGAGGTTAACAGGTGTGTTACATCATCTTCACTTATAGCATTAATTTTAGCTGTTTGTGTTTTATGTAGTCGCTTAATGTTCTTACATGGACTACTATTAACAATCCTATATGGTGATACTGCATAAGCGAATACCTTTGTTATAATCGTTATGCACATATTTTTAGTGGCTATTGATTGTTGCAAATCATTAATAACTTTCCGAATTTGTATTTCAGAAATATCTGTTACTTTCATATTGAATAGCGTGTTGAATTTCTGAAATGCATTGTCATATGCTTTGAATGTAGAATATACATTTGCTTTGTTTTCATCTATATAGATTTTGTAAAACTCAATAAGCGTTATATCTTTTAGACTATCATCAAGTGGATTGGTGATAGTCTTTTTTAGGTTATCCACGATTTGTTGGCCGTAAAGCTTAGCATCTCTTTGTGTAGCAAAACCCTGTTTAGATTTCTGTTTCCATTTATAGCCGTCTTTATAGCTAACTATAATCTGATACCCTTTATCTTTTCTCCGAATTGTTGTATTGAATTGCATGTTCACCTCATATGATGCGTGTAAAAGTTGATACCCTCTACATCGTCAAATTGCCTTGCGTGAGCCATACGCTCGATTAAATCGATATTAGCATTACTGTACATATCATCATGTATGATATGACCTAATTCGTGTAGTATTCCTTGCCTTTGTATATCTCGTGGCTTATTGCTATTAACTAGGATTGTATATGTTCCGTCATCATTTAACTTTAATATTGCAGTTTGAGTTTTCCGTAGCTTTATATATATCAAATTGATGTTCATACTATCATCCCCTTATAGGGTTATTGTACAAAGTAGTATGTGTATAAAATTTCTCATACGTTAGTTGATTAATGATCTTAAATTGATATTAGAAATACTACTTTCGATATCCATTAATTTAAAATTAATGCTATCTAAATATTGATTGATAGATGCTATGTTGCTTGTATTCGTTGCCACATTATCTTTTAATGCTTCAATATCAGATAAGTCATGATTTGATAATTCCTGTTCTATTGTTTTAATCCTAGCATCTAAATTGTTGATTGTACTATCAGCATCTAAATTAGCAACAGAATTTGATAGTCTATCTATCTTCATTGTTAGATTATAGGTATAAGCTGCTTGACCTATAACAACTAAAATTAGAATGATTAATAGTGCATATCCTTTTTTATTCATAGTAAATTCCTTTTTTTAATAATTGGTTTTATCGTGAGTAATTAAAATACATATGATAAGATTTATAGAATATATACATTGCTACTTGATATGAGGGAGAAAAAAGTATCGCTTTACCTGCAATGGAATTATCAAATTGATGTGATAATGGTTTGGAACTAAGCATATTACCATTAAAGTCATAAAAAACAAATGTATTAGCTTTCCATCTTACTCCAGTATCATTTGCTACCTCTTTAGCTATCTCGTCTACATTCTTATATTTAATGGATAATTTTTCTATACTTCTTTCGTAATTGTAAAAAGAGGTTTGATTTGTTTCTACAATAATATTTCGGTCATACCACACTGAGTATATAGTAGTGTTGATAGCGTAATAAGGCGGATTATATCTTGTTACAGAAATTGTTGAATTATCTACGTATGCTTCACGTGTTTCGTCCGAGTATACTAATTTGAATTGACTTGGATTACTACGGATTTCGTTTATAGAAATTGCATTGATATGTAACGGAATAAGTATCATGCAAATTAAAATTATCAACCTATTCATAGTTATTTGCCCTCTCTCTTTTTTAACATTTCAATTGTATTTATTACAAAATCAATATCATCTTTTGACATGTCTTTACTAGCATCAAATAATATACGTAAATCTGGATTATCTTTAATCGCTTGTGCATATTCTGAGACGGATGGATCTAAATAATATGATGTTTCTACATCTTCTTTTCCGTATAAGGTATCGATGTTTACGTTGAAACAGTCAGCAATAGCTTCTAATATTTCAAAACTAGGTTTTCTTCTACCTTGTTCGTACATACCTACTAAACTAGGTGATACGTCTATATAGTCTGCTAATTGTTTTTGAGAAAAGCCTTTTGATTTTCTTAATTTTATTAGTCTTTTAGCAAATGTCATTTTCTACACCGCCTTATATAAATATATACTTCTATGATTTCATTATCACACAAAGTGAAGAAATTTTCAATAAAAACTACACTTTAAGTGTTGACATATTTTTGATTATGTACTACACTATGAGTGTAGCAAGAAGAGAGGTGATGAAATATTGAATACAGATATTATCGCTACACGATTAGTAGAATTAAGAAATTCAAAAAACTTAACACAAAATGAACTAGCAATTAAAGTTGGTGTAGCACCTACATCAATTGCCATGTATGAAGCAGGGAAACGTATTCCAAGAGATGAAGTAAAAATTAGATTGGCAAAAGTATTTGGAAAATCAGTGCAGTCAATTTTTTTTTGCTAAGTAACTACACTTTGAGTGTATGAAAGGAGAAAAATGCTAGTACAAAATCAAAATGATTTAAGAGTGGCAAACAGAATGTATGGACGAAAATTGCCTACATTCGGTTATGCAGGCCGTAACGATGAGTACGGCCAATACTGGCGAAAACTCATCAAGAAAAAATGGCCGTTAAGAAACAAATCAAGATGGAATAAGAAAGTCATTCTATCTTGGATAAAGTTAGCTAGAACTGCTGATTTACACGCAAGGAACGAAAAATGGAGAGCCTAGTATACACGGCTAACCAAGTAGCGGAACTATTTCAAATTTCACTAACTGCAGTATATGACCTAAGAAATAAAGGCAAGCTAAAACAACTACCAAATGTAAGCGGTGTGAGGTTTAGTAAAAAAGAGGTCGAAGCACTAGCAGGAGTTGAAAGTGAATACTCGGCTATTGGTTACAGAAAACTTAAAAACGAGGTGGAAACACTAAGAGAAGAAAACAATCGTTTAAAAAGAGAAATTAAAAAAATCACCAGCCAAATGCTAGTGATTGTAGGTAATGAATTATGAAATTGATTTGGATGGTAAGAACGATAGCATTCCTAATGATTATAGGAACTGTAGGGTCAATTGAAATTAATAAAATCGACTCTTACACAGCATTTTTGCAAATCGCTCTTGGGTTTTCGCTTTTAATCTTATCCAATTTTTGGGTAAGAGAAATAAAAAAAGCACGCTAGGCCGTAGGAAAGCAAGCGTGCTAGTAGAGTGATTTTGCTATTACTCTACTTGTATTTTAACACAAGGAGAAATTGAATGCCAAGTTTATACGAATTAAATAAAGACTATAAAGAATTACAAGCGATGCTTGAAGTAGCAGAAACCGAAGAGGATATGCAGGCCATCCAAGATACGTTGGATATGCTTGATTGCAGCATTGATGAAAAAATCGAAAATACTGCAATGTTTATCCGCAACATCAAAGGCGATATTCAAGCGTTCAAAGATGAAGCAAAACGGATGCAGGCAAAAGCAAAAACATTGGAAAACATGACTGAACGATTAAAGAACAATATTGATCATGTCATGAAAGAAAACCAACTAACAGAAAAGAAAGTTGGACAATTCAAATGTTACTACAAAGAAAGCGAAACAGTAGAGATTGATAACTTGGATGCACTACCTGATGAGTTTAAAAAAGTAACAATTGCAGCAGATAAAGTAGCAATCAAGAAAGCAATTAAAGCAGAACAAGAAGTAGCTGGTGCAAGAATTGAAAAGCATCTTAATTTACAGATTGGTTAGGTGAAACATGGAATTTATCGAAAAAATAGTAGCTATTCAGTCAGAATTAAAAGCACCCAAAGGACAATACAATTCCTTTGGTAAATACAATTACCGCAGTTGCGAAGATATTTTAGAGGGGGTTAAACCTTTACTTGCTAAACACGGATTGGTACTAACCATTCAAGATAGTATCGATTTAATCGGTGATAGGTTCTACGTTAAAGCAACAGCAACTATCACAGATGGAAAAGAACAACTATCAACAAGTGCATATGCAAGAGAAAGCCTTGATAAAAAAGGTATGGATGCATCGCAAGTAACTGGTGCTACATCCAGTTATGCTAGAAAATATGCCCTTAATGGATTGTTAGCGATTGACGATACAAAAGATGCTGACACAATGGACAATAGCAAAAAGCCAGTACAACAAACACAAGAAACTGTATATAACTGGAACTCATTAAAAGCTAGAGCCGTACAAGGCGGTATCAGCGAAGAAGAGTTAGTGCATTATGTAACGGAAACATTCAAAGTAAGCAAGCCATCAGAATTAAAGCAAGAGCATTACCAACAAGCATTTAATTGGGTGAATGCTAAAAGGTATGCGCAACGATGAAATGGACAACAAATAACATTGAATTATTAAGAAGTCCATTAGGTGTAATGGTAGTCATACCCGCACCGCATGACAATGATTTGTCAAAGATTACTGCTGACAAAGAATATACAGTAGAAATTAAATGCAAAACCAAATCAAGAAGTCTAAATGCTTCAGCATACTGTTGGGTTCTATGTCAAAAGATAGCGGAAGAATTAAGTAAAACAGGGTACACCTCAAAAGAGGACGTATACCGAAAGGCGATTAAAGACTGTAGTTATTTTACATACGTTCCAGTACGTGAGGATGCAATCGAACGCTACATTCAAATATGGCAAGCACATGGAATAGGGTGGATAGCCGAAGATGCAGGCGAATGTAAAAGCCTACAAGGCTATCACAATATTATGTGCTACCACGGAAGCAGCGTATATACAGTATCAGAAATGCAACGATTGATAGATTGCCTAGTGGATGAATGCCATCAACTAGGAATACAACTTGAAGATAGCGATTACATACAATCGCTAGTTAAGGAGTGGGGGAATGAACAAGCGAAAAAGGAATGACGATAAACTCTATAAAATCACAAGACCGAAAGCTATCGAACGAGATAGTATAGATGGTTATCCGTGTTGTGTGATATGTGGCGCACCTGCTACAGAGGTTCACCACATATTGCCTAGGGGTAGAGGCGGTACAAGTGAATTGAATAATCTAGCGTGTTTGTGCCGATATTGCCATGAGAATTTAGCACATGGAGTATTTGCAAAAGAAACAAAAAGAAAGCTAGAAGAAATCATTGAAGAAAGGATGAAACAGTATGAAAAGAATTGATGTTGTTGAATTATATGTAACAAAACGAATTGATGCGTTACAACGTGAAAATGGTGAATATCAAATTCATCAAAAAGAAATCAATGAATTAAAAGAGGTGCTAGATGTAATCAGTAAAACAAGGACTGTTAGATGTGCAAAGACCTTAACTAAAATTAATGGGTTTGATGTAAATAAACTCATTGAACAAACTACCAGTAGTTTATATAAAGGTTAGCCTATGAGTGAACCGAAAAGATACTTTTGGTTGAAGCTACATAAAGACTTCTTCCAAAGAAAAGAAATTAAACGATTAAGAAAGATTGCAGGCGGTGATACCTATACAATTATCTATCTCAAAACGTTACTACGTTCAATCATGAGTGATGGAAAACTTTACTTTGATGGACTTGAAGATGATTTTGCATCAGAACTTGCATTAGATCTTGATGAAAAAGAAGAAAATGTACAAATCACAGTACAGTACCTACTTAAAAGCGGACTACTTGAAATGCGTTCCGATGAAGAATACTACCTACCTGATGCAAAAGATAACACAGGTGCCGAAACAGCAGTAGCCAGTAGGGTTCGTAGACATAGAGAGAAACAAAAAGCGTTACAATGTAACACCGATGTAACACATATGAAACAATTGTGTAACGGAGAGATAGAGAAAGATAAAGAGTTAAATAAAGAGTTATATAAAGAGAAAGATATAGATATAGATACTCTATCTTTATGTGAACAAAAATCTCTAATTCACGATGTATGGGAAGATGCTTTTGAATTAATAACTGCAAGCGTAAAAAAATCGCTAGATAATCTTGTGGATGAATATGGGGCAGTAATGACAAGACAAGCTATCTTTGATGCTAAAAAACAAGGTAAATCTCATATCAAGTATGTTGAAGGTGTTTTGAAAAATAAGATGCTTGAAGAAAATGTTCCTGTAAGCAATACAAAAAGAAAGCGTTTTGAAAAACCTACTCTATCTGAAATTAAACAGTACTGCATTGAACGTAAAAATAATGTAAACGCTGAACAATTCTTTGACTACTACGAAAGCAATGGTTGGAAAGTAGGAAAGAACGCTATGAAAGATTGGAAAGCATGTGTAAGAACATGGGAACGTAATGGTTACGATAAACCAATCAAAAAGAAAAACAATAAGCAAGATACATTAAACGATATGCGAGATTTGATGAACGAATATGGGGGTGTAAATGAACAATCAAATGAACCATCAACAGAAGATACTGGAAGCACTATTGATATTGAGTACAGGGTGGAACACTAGCCCATCTAAAGAAACAATCAAGTTGTATGTACATCAATTATCATATGCTGATCCATTAATTCTACAACGAGCCATGCTTAATCTGTTGAGCAAATGTAAATTCTTACCATCATTTGCAGAAATAGAGAGTGAGTATAAAGAACTTGATAATTACATCAACGGAAAAGAAGAATTAATGACTGCACAAGAAGCCTATGGGGTGGTTGAAGATGCAGTCAGACTATATAGCTATGAGCATGGGTTGGAGCATTTAGACGGAATAACAAAACAGGCAGCACAAACAATATGGAGTGCGTTTAACCCTTGGAATGGTGATTATAATCGTGCTGCTTGTATGTCTCAATTTGTCAGATGCTATGAAGAGTTAGTGAAAAGGAAAAACAAAAACGATGAAAAAGCATCTGAAATCAAGAATGATGGATTGCTTTTAGAAATGAAGATGAAGAAAGAGGAAGAGCGAAAACAAATCGAAGCAGGCAATGCACAAATCAAAATGCTACCGAATGGACATTTAATTGAAACAGTTAAAGAGGAGCGAAAGCCAGTTAATTTAAATGAAATATTAGATAATGCTGATATTTCTGAAAAAGGTAAAGCATTACTACGGCAAGCAATAGGGGGATAGATGAAAGAACGAATTAAACAATTTGAAGCCAGCGTGAATGTATCGTTCAATGTTAGTTTTACAGTCCTAGCAACTAGCGAAGAACAAGCTAGAGTGAAGATTGATAACCTACTTGAAATCATGCGTGATGAGGCAACAGTCGATTGCCACATTCACCCTAGTTACGATGTATACATTGACGATGTAAAGGCAACTATGAATTGTATGTATTACGACTAAGAGGGATAAATGTTAAGCAAAAAACGAAAGATGGTAATCACTATTGAGATACCTCTAAATGTAGAAACACAAGAAGAGGCAACTCAACAGATGCAAATGATTATGAAAGCCGATGCACGAACCTTTGAAAGTTTGGAGGAAATCATCAAGGTATACAAAGGCACGATGTGTATCGAACAAAAGATTTAAAGGAGAATATATGAACACAGTACAGATTTTAGGGAATTTAGCACGTGATCCAGAATTACGTTTTACAAAAACAGGAAGAGCCGTAGCGACTTTCACAGTCGCAGCGACTAATACATATATCGACAGTGCAACAAACGAAACGAAAGAACAA